TACAAACAGCCTATGGGCCAGAGGGCGGTTGGAAACAAGACGCTGATACCTGGAAGGTAGACACGGTTTACCTTGGGGGCGATGCGAGAGATTCATCCGAGAAAGACCCAACTATCCAAGCACTTGGCATGGGCGGTCAGATTTACGGCGCACGTGCAGACCTGATTATTCTGGATGACTGTATTACCACCGCTAACGCCCATGAGTGGGACAAGCAAATTAACTGGTTACAAAAAGAAGTTATTACCCGTTTGGGTAAAAACGGCAAGTTGCTGATTGTAGGGACACGAATTGCGGCGAATGATTTTTATAAGGAACTTCGTAATCCGAAGCATTGGTCTAATGGTAAGTGCCCATTTACTTACATGGCTATGCCTGCGGTATTGGAGTTTGGGAAGAACCCAGAAGAATGGGTAACCCTTTGGCCTAAGTCTGACCATCCTTGGGATGGAGACGAGGAAGAATTACCCGATGAGCAAGGGCTATATCCTAAGTGGGATGGCCCATCATTATTTAAGCGCCGCGGTGAAGTAACACCTAGCACTTGGGCTTTAGTCTATCAGCAGGAGGATGTCGAAGAAGATTCCATCTTCCCACCCGCACTGGTTCAGTCATGTGTAAAGGGTATGAGAAGGCGTGGTCCATTAAAACCAGGCGCGGTGGGACATCCGACCCAGGTTGAAGGCTATACAGTTATTGGATTTGACCCTGCTATGGGTAGAGGACATGCTGCATTTGTAGCGATGACCTATAACCGATTAGACGGAAAGATGTATGTGCTGGACTGCGAGAACATGTCTGAACCTACACCTCAAAAAATTCGCGCAATGCTGGAAGAGATGACGATTAAGTATCGTCCTAATGAAATTCGCGTTGAGATTAACGCACACCAGAAAGCCTATGAGTTAGATACCGATTTACGTGAATGGCTATCTCAATACGGTACTGCTTTAAAGCCACACTTCACACAGAAGAACAAGTGGGATATAGGGCACGGTGTTGCATCTATGTCCACAATGCTAGGCAGTATGCACGATGGAGTATTCCAAAAGAACAATACAATTGAATTTCCTTCCTCAGATGGTTCAGAGGGAGTGAAGGCTTTAATCCAACAACTCATTACTTGGAAACCTGACACCAAAGGTAAGACAGACTGCGTGATGGCTATGTGGTTTGCATTCCTGCGACTGCGTGAGTTGATGCAACAAAGCACGGTTATCGCACGTTACTCAGAAAATCGCTGGGCAACCCGTGCTCAACTATCAAGACGCGGAACTGTAAACCTCGACCTTGCACTGCAACAACAGTGGCAAGAACAATTCGGATAAGGAACTAACATGCCAGTACCAGCAATAGTAGCAGGAGCAGCAGCAGTTGCAGCACGTCTTGCTGCAAAAAAAGCAGCACAAAAAGTTGTAAAGAAAACAGTTAAGGGCAAAATTGTTAAAGGTTCAGATGTAGCAAAGGCTGTTAAAAAAGTTAATGCTAAGACTGCAAAGGTTGAAGCAAAAGCAAATGCTCGTGGTTTAAAAGCAGCAAAAAAGCCAACTAATAGAACTGGCACTATGGCTGACCGCATGCAACGTGAAGAACTTCAAGGAAACTCAAATCTTATTAAAAACGCAAGCCCAGCACGTCCTAACCGTACTCGTGGTGGAAGTCTTTATGCACAACAAACTTACGGCGGTCAAGGTCTTGTAAGTAAAAGTTTAACACCTAAGCAAGCAGCACGACAAGCAGAAATTACAAAAGAATTAAATCCAGTTCGTGCCAATCGCACACGCCTTGGTAAACCAGTAAAAAAGAAGTAAGGAGTAGAGATGCCAGTACCATTGATAGCCGCTGGAGTGGCATCACTTATCGCCCGAGCCGCTGTATCTACTGCTGCTAAAAAAGCATTAACCCAAGCAGCAGCAAAAGGATTAACTAAGCGTCAGGTTGCAGAACTAGTTGTTCGTAATGAAGCCCGTGCTGCTAAGACTTTAGCAAACAAGGGAATCAAGACTGGCCCTAAGCGATATGAGTATAAGGGTAGCGGATACTCCGACCCTAAACTTGATAAAGCATTTAGAGAGTCACCAGCCGAAGGTTCTATTGAAGCAATGGCAAAGCGTATGCTCGCAGAGAATCCTGAAAAGGTAGCAAGAGTTGCAGCAGAAAAAGCCAGAGTTGTTATGTCTCGTAATAGAGCACAGACTGTAGCAAGAGTTCAAAAGAAAAAAGAATTAACTACTACTACAAAATCTGCAAAAACAAAAGGTTTAGTAACTAAAAAAAGACAAGCAGAACTTGCTGAGCAACGTCCTTTGTCTCCAGTTGATGCCGCTAAGGTTGCAGCACGAGTTCGCCCACCTGCAGGTTACAGCGGTGCAAGAGTAGTTAAGCCAATCAAGCGTGCTACTAAGCCAGTAGATACATCTGTTAAGGTTAGAAAGCCAGCAACTAAAAGAACTGCTGAAGAAATTAAGGCTGCTAAAGATGCAGCCAAAGAACGTAGTATTGAACGTAATGCTGCAAGAAAAATTGCTGGAAAGAAATCTGTAACTAAGCCTCCTGCTAGGAGCACAAGAACTTCATTAAAGGAACGTCCAAGAACTCAAGAAGAAATGCGCCGTCTTCGTAATGCTCAAGAAGAGATGCGTAAAAAAGATTATAAGAACAAGGGTCGTGCAGAGCGTGAGCGCGATGTAGATGCTGAAGAAGTACCACAAGGTATTACAATTCGTGGGAAGTTCTATCCAGAAGGTACACCTGGTATTCCAGCACGTTCTACTCGTGGTAACAAAACTATTGAGGCACGTTCACCAAAGGTAAGAGAAGATTTACCACCAAAGGATGAACTTACTGCTATTAGAAAAGCATTTGCTGAATTAACTAAAGAAGAAAAAGCAGCGATGCGAACAGCAGATGAGCGTGGTATTCAAGGAATCCTTCGTGAAAAGATTATTAAGGGTCCTGCTAAAAAACCTGCTGGTCCAAAAGATGCGCCAATACGTAAGCGTTTAACTCCAGAAGAAAGATTGGCAGTTTTAAAAAGAGGTGTTCGTGCACGCCGTGCAGCAGAAACAGCACGCAATCAACGTACAGTAGAATTAAAGAAGAGACTTACACCAGCACAAAGAAAAGCCATTGCAGAAGCCATTGCACGAGCAAAGAGGAATAGTAAATAATGCTAACTGATAAGCAAATTTTTGCACGTGTTGCGTCTTTAAAAGACCGCACCCGTGACCGCGATGGTCGTCACCAAGACGTATTGTTAGTTCGTCAAGGCCAGATTTCTAGCGTATACCCTGACTTCTTTCCTGAAGGTGTAGAGGCTAACGTAGTTGCCAACTTTGTTGACATTGTTGCCCGTGACTTATCAGAGGTAATGGCACCACTACCAGCAGTTAACTGCTCTGTAGTTAGCCAAACAAAAGACCGTGCTCGTAAAGCAGCAGACAACCGTACTCGCATTGCTGCTAACTATCTTTACAATTCTGAGTTGCAAGTACAGATGTATACAGGCGCAGACTGGTACATCACATTTGGGTTTGTCCCGTTCATCATTGAACTGGACACTGAAGCAAAGTTGCCGCGTATTCGCGTAGAAAGTCCTGTCGGGGCTTATCCTGAGTTTGACCGCTACGGACGCTGCATTGCTTTTGCTAAGCGTTACTCTATGCCACTGGCAGAATTGGTTTCTCAATTCCCAGAGTATACTGACGCTTTACTTGGTCGTGATGGTTATGACCAAGATATGAATGCTAGATTTGATATTGTTCGTTACTACGACCAGCATCAATCTATCATTTACGTTCCAGACCGCCAGAACCTAGTTATCTCCCGTGCCAAGAATCCTATTGGCAAGATGATGGTTGTAGTCGCTAAGCGACCAACTGTTGATGGTGAAATGCGTGGGCAGTTTGATGACGTGCTTGGTATTCAGTTGCTTCGCAATAGATTCGCATTACTTGCGATGGAAGCAACAGAGAAGGCTGTGCAGTCACCACTGATTGTCCCTGACGATGTGAACGAGTTCCAATTCGGTGGAGACGGAGTTATCCGTACTAAGAACCCAGCAG